AACAACCCATTCTAATGCTTCTATCCATCCCTGGTTATAACACCAGTCTTCAAGTTCAAGGGCTTCTTTGTCGTCAGATTGTATTTCTTCAGTTTCAGTTAAAGTACGTTCTATATCCGCCTTACTTTTCATTTTCTACCTCTATATTTACATCCAATGCAGCTGTGAGCTCCGTCTTGATAGCTTCAGCGTCTTTTATAGCCTCCGCTAGTGTAGTAGCCCCTGAAAGCCTAATCCTACGTCTAGCCAGGCTAGTTACTGCATTTTGGAATGTAGATAACCAAGCTTTTTGAACCCATTTATCTTCAGAAGGTTTCCATTTGTTGATTATCCATGAGTGTTCATCTGAGCTTAGTGCCCATTCATCATTTATTTTTAAAAACATTTTTACTCCTTAAAAGCTTTGTCTTATTGGGTTTATCCTTTTTTTGTTCTACCATCAAAGATATCTCTTCTCTGGTCTTACCCTTACGTTTACCAATTCCAAATAGTATTTGATTACTTTCATAAATTTTAGATATCATTCAAAGAACTCCTTTTTATGTTTGTTTTTAGAACCTAGAATACCTGAGGCACATTTCTTGCATACCTTCTTTTCATATGGTTCTATTAGTTTGGCAATAGCAGGATGTGGAGACTGGATAAAGTAATTCACGGGCTTTATCCAGCTTGTTCCACAGCTATCACATTTGAAGTTAGGTAGTTTCTGTTGAGGATTCTTTAGACTTACTAAAGTCTTCAAGAGATAGCTCCAATTCATTTAATCTATCCTCTACTCTGTTGAGCCTATGGAAAATAGATTCTATTCTGTCTTCATGCTCTCCTATTCTATCCATCTTCTCCTCCTTTAATTTCATATGCTACTTCACCTGTTTTGGCATTAAATTTAGGTCCAATGGTTGTCTTAAATCCAGATTTGTCAAGAAATTTATCTAGATTTTCTTGGTCACTATCCTCTAAGGCCATACCCCACAACAAGCATAGATAAACTATAGCATCTTTCATTCTACCAGTTACATCTTCTCTTTGTGATCTATGCCCTTTTACCCATGCATTAATACCATCTATATGCTTAAGTAGATAAACCATTAATGCTTGTTCTCTAGATATATCTAAATTAGATCCAGCCCTTTCGAAATTAGCAAATACATTGTCTTCTGTATGTGCATATTCTTTTTGACCGCAGTCACGAGCTTTCTTTATTTTTGATATTATATCTAAAAACAAGTCATTAAACTGTTCTCGTTTCATATGACTCCTTTTCTATCTTATTGTTATTTACATTTAATTTAATATCTATATGCTCTCTTTCACGATTAGCTTCACATCTTATACGTAACTCTTCAATTAATCCTGTAGTTACACTTTTGGAAGGTATAACGGATAGTAATTTATTAGTATTATAAGCTGTTCTAAATGAACCTTTAGCTGATGCTATATTCATATTGCCTTCATGGAATGCACCTTTTGTGATTTCACTTACAGAAAAGACTATTATATTATGCTTTACTGCCAGCTCCATCATTGCCTGAGATGCTTCTTCTGTTTTCATATTTGGATCTCTATGTTTAGATTTAAACAAACCCATGTGATCAATGATAACAATCTCTGGTTTAATAGGTAGCATCATAATCCTTTTCTCTAATTCATTAGCAAAAGGAGCAGAATAATCTACTGTAAGCCATCCAAATCTTTTATCCATACCATTATGCATTTGTTGATAATGCTCTCTAAGTTGTTCTTCTGACCAACCCATCTCTATCATTACAAATCTAGACCATATCTGTCTAGGACTCATTTCCATTTCGATAAAGTATGTAGGTTTCTTGAATGCAGTCATCCAATTTTGAAGTAACATAGTTTTCATTGATTTAGGTGGAGCTTGTATTATAACTACTTCTCCTGGATATATAGGAAAGTTCTCACCTGCATATATATCTCCTAAATTAATTGGTTTAGCATCAGATCTTAAGAAATCTATTAATGCTGTTTCCATGGACGAAGCATCCATAACTGACTGATTTTGCTTGGACTTATACAGTTTGCAAGTATTCTTACAGTATGAATCCATAACTGGATCAGCACAGCCGTACCTATAACCGCTACCACCATGACCGTCGTAGCAATTATTAATAATACTATCCAACTCTTGAATAGTAAATCTTGAATCTTGATCATCAACTGCCTGCCTCCAATTTTCCATGATTAATCTAATTGTATTCTCTGGATATCTCCATCGAAACCAAGATGTTAATCTTAAAGCTACCATATGTCGTTTACCCAAACTCCCATCCATTAACATATGACTAATGCATGGATAATTTACTGGATCTGGATTCCTACCTTGAGATATAAATACAGGTAATTCTTCTTGACCTGTTTCTTTTACCTTAGATAGTACATCAAAGACCGGATCGCATTCTAAGTCCATTATAGGTATGTCCTGGGGACTTTTAGCATACTTTAGTATGTTGTACTCAGAATCACTATCAGTGAGCATAGAGGGGGTAATATAGACCTTATACAGCATACTCTTAGAATTACGTGTGTTTGGCACTCTAATAATTCTAGTCTTATCAGTTACAGATGGATCTGCAAATTCAAAGATACCTGCATTGTGTAAGGCTGCTTTAACATTTAGATGTAAATTCTTCTCAGGTTTCCATCTAAATGCATCTCCTGGAATGTGGAAATGAAAGCCTGTACCACTAAAGTATATATGAAATGGTATCTCTATATCTTTTAATAGTAAGCTTAATCCCATTGATTTTTCTTTACTGTTTTGAAAGTTTGCTCCATCTACATCTAATATAAACTCATCAGGTATATAGATTAAACCATCAAATCCAGATAAAGACTTTGTTCTAGCATAAAAGTCTACTATATAATCATCATAATCATATAGTGACATGAATGTATCCCCTTCTAATCCCATCCAGTTTCCAATTTCAGTTATATCTTGAAAATAATGTCTGTTATTTAAAGAGAATGCAAATTCTTTAATCATAATAACTCTCCTTTTAAATAAAGAGATCCATCAGCTCTACCTGTTTAATATAACATATTCCTCTCTCAGGACATTTAATGTGGATTGAACATTTCCACAACCTGATTTTGCAACGTTACAGGCTTGTCTACAGGACCAGTTATTGAATCTCTCTATTAATTACTTACTTTAGAATGGTATATCTCCTGCAGCTACTGGTTCTTGTGTAGCTTCTTGTATTCTAGGACGAATAAATCTCTGATAATAACTTTCAGCTTTATCCTTGTAATATACAGTATCTTTATCAGTAAATGTATCAGCAACATTAGTAAACGGTGTTGGTGCTACTTGATTTAATACTGCAGTATAACCTTTCTTGTCTTTATAATAATAGACATGAATAGTTTTACCTACTAAACCATTAGCATCATCATCGAATTTAACAACCATATTCTTATCACCACTATCTAATGCATCTGTAATACCAGCATTAGCAAAACGAAATAGATTAGAGATGGCAAATTCTTCACCTTCTTTATTCATTTTTTCATAAACTCGTAGTTTAAAGTTATCATTGTAGCTATCGAACCATACATCTATATATTTATTGTCTCCATACTCACCGTATGAAGCTTTAGATATTGTATTTGTATGCCATCCTGGGGCGTAGTCCGTGCCTCCACCCTTTCTAACAGTGAAAGTTTTCATGCTTGCACTCCTGTTTTATAATCGCTATTCTTTCGTGGTGCTCTGTCAGTGGCACCGTTACCGTCATCATCCATCTGAGCTATGCCCACCATGGCTGCTAATCCATATCTTCTTCCATAGGTATTAGCTGCTCCAATTGCATGAGCATCTTTCTTTCCACCAATAGGCATTCTGATTTCTGAACGTAACCATTGGCCTGATTTATGCATCAGGGTTGTAGTTACATAAAAACCATTAGTCTCTTGACAGAATCTATTACCTTGAATAACAGATAAACCGTTCTTAGACAATGCTGGAAGACATGCTTCCATTACTGCATTAAGATCAGCATATTTACTATTAAAGAAAGGATTAACTGATGATGTTTTTGCTCCTTTAATCTCACTTTGAGATAAGCTTAGAGCAGTTGCTAGTTGATCAATCTCTTCAGATTTCCATTCATCTTTTCTACGATTTTGGGTTTCTTCTAGAGACTGGGATGTTTCTTGAGGTTCACTCATTATTCTCTCCTTATTAATTGTCCTTAGAGCAGGAGGGGACCGAAGTCCCCACCCTATTAAGGAGTGTTATCATGCCTCTTCAGGCATCATAATTTACACACACATGGTACTCTTCTCCAAGGACAAAGTTGGAAAATGAAAACTTAATTCCTTATTATAAGGCTGTCCAGTTGTCAATTTTCTAACAGTATTGGATATGAAAGCTCCAGTCATATTACTGCAATAGCTAGTAGCTTTTGCATTACATGGTTCTAGGCTGCCTTCAGAGTACCAAGTTCTTTTGTATTTAGCTAATGTTGGTTTGACGAATGTATATTGTTGATAATGCTCTGCACCCATGCGTCCATCAATAATAAACAATGGTTTATGTTTATTCATTAATAGAACTTCTACAGATTGTAATCTAATATCCATTGCATCAAATCCAAGTACTGCAACATCATTATGTCCCTGATAGTACCACTCACTA